TCATAAAATAATAATTATCATCATATACATAAATAACACCGTTTAATAATTTTATTTTTTTTGTATATTCCTTTATGTTTACAGTAAAAAAACGAAAGTAATTTTCAATATGTAAGTTATCTATAATTATAAAAGCATTTTTAATATTTACTTCAAATTCTGCACTATCAAATTTACGAGAAAATGGTTTATTTTTACTATTTTCTATAAAATCTAATATCCACATATTTTCTGACAATTTTGCAGGTTTATGGGTAAAAATACTATTTATCCAATAATAATTTTTACCTTGTATTACTGAAGGAGACATAGTAACAATACTATCAATACCTAAAATATCTACTGAATATTTAACATTATTTATTTCTAATTGAACATATGTATGTATCAATTTTCCTGTATCATTTTCGAAATAATAATGATAACCATTTGGTGTTTTTTCATATACTGTATCTTTTGGAATTTTTTCAATTAAAAAATCGGCACTTTGTATTCCATCTTTTGTGTCTATATCTAATACTATATAATTATTCGGAATAAATCCGATAACATTTTTATTTTTAAACTCGCTCTTTATAGTTTCTTTTTTTAATTTTACATGTTTTAAAATATATTTTTTCTTTATTTCCTCGATATATAGGATATTATAATTTTTCACATTTAATCCCATGTCTTGTAATTTATAAAAATCTATTTTTAAATTATACATATATAATGCATTTGATGCTGCTCTATATAGTAAGTATAAGCATATAATAAGAGCAGCTAAAATAAATAATAAACAAACTAGACGAATAAATACATTATCCGAATTAAATGATTTAAAATAGTTAGTTACTACATATTGTTTTACCTTTCTATTCATACCAATTAATAACAAAATATTATATATTAATGACATATAATATTTAACATATAATATTTAATAGTTGATATCGCATTTTAATACTTTTATTTTGTTTTGTTTTGTTTTGTTTTGTTTTGTTTTGTTTTGTTTTGTTTTATTTTGTATCCTAGTTTTCAAAATGCGTCAACTTTGACAAACCGTGGTCAGTCTTTTTATCAAGAACAACATTCTCGGCCTCGAACATGCTCTTCTTAATATCATCGACCGATGCATCCTCATCCAGTCCATCAAAATTAGCAACATTTGAAATGCCGACCAACTCACCATCAGCATTAATCGTTTGCGTAAGTTTATTACCAGACTCCTCAGCTTTCTTCATATTCTCTTCAATGGCCTTCTGTCTAGCTTCGCGTACACGTTTCTCAAACTCCTGTTTTGCAGTATCTTCATTCTTCTTTTTATCGGACATAAGTTGGTTGAGTGTCTCTTCCATATACTCAACGCGTCCAGTCTTATATGCCTCTGGGTGGAAAGGAACCCACATACCGACTTGTCCTACATAAATGTCATGATTAGGATCAACCTCGCGCAGCAATTTACAGCGAAGCTCTGCCTCGCCTTGTGTAGCAAAAACACCACGTACTTTGATACCTCGTGTAGACGTCTGAAACTCGTGTTTCTCGCCGAATTTCTGCTCAAGTTCGTCCTCATTGTTGTCCAAAAATGTTTTATAGTCGTCGCTAATTAGTGTTCCCGATGTTGCACGAATCGTCTCACCCTCTTCCTTTGTAAACTCCTGGAAATCTGCGGTAAGTTTATCGAAAGAAAGAGAATACTTAAATGACACGAAATTAAGAAACTGTGTAAATTTTTCCATGGACTTTTTATAATCCCACTGCTTCACAAACTCCTCAAAAAGAAACTGCTCCTTCTGTTTAATAATATGTTCTGGAGAAACGAATGAAAGACATACAAATTTTTGACCAGCAATCGGTTTATCTTCCTCCAAAAGATCGGCATATTTGGGATTTTCCTTTCCATCGGGCAAATATTTAGGAGTAACTCCCTTTGGTAAACTATTGGGTTGAGACATTATAAGTATAATTATAATATATATTTAAATAATAATTTTAAGTTAGTTTAACCATTTATTAATTTATGTAGTTTACATTTATTTTCATTATTAAATTAAAAATACATGTTTAAGAATATATCAAATATCAAATATCAAATATCAAATATAAAATATAAAATATAAATATATCGAATATTATATAATATTTTTTTCTACATTATATTTATAATGTACGGAACACTTGATTTTAGTGAGCTTTTTAAGCGCTTTATTAAGTATATTATCGAAGGTCTTTGCGTTGCGATAGTTGCTTACTCCATACCATCTCGCACTCTTAAATTGGACGAAATTGCATTGATTTCTCTTGTAGCTGCCGCCACTTTCGCTATCCTTGATGTTTATGTCCCCACATTAGCCGTTTCTGCTAGAACGGGTGCTGGTTTCGGTATCGGTGCTAACCTTGTTGGCTTTCCCACTCCCCTGAAGCTTTAAATATTAAATAGCTAAAATAAAAGTGACTATTTAAGGGTTGATATTTATTATTTAATATTCATTTATTAATACAATATTTATAATATAAAATATTGTATTATTTATATAGTATATAATACATAATACATAACATATAATACCAAATGTTAACATTAAACAAACTGTATTTAAAGTTAAACTCTATTCAAATTTTATTTGTATTACTTCTTTTGGTATGCTTACTTATTAGTTTTTACATAATGGTTACTACATTATTTTCAAAAGATAATACACATAACCATATATTTTCAGCATGGCAGTTTCCCATGTTACTTGCTATTTTAGTTGATATACTTTATAGCGCTTGAATATTTTAAAAAATATGTTTGTTAATTTGTTAATTTGTTAATATTATTGCGTAGGAATAAAAACCCAATTTAATTCTTCGCAAATTTTCTTCCAAATATCATCTTGTTCGATTCGTTTTTCCTTATCTTTCAACATTGGAAAATAAGAAAGAAACTCGCTCTTCTCAAGAAGCTCACACAGTTTATAAACAGTATAATAATAATTCAAAAAATTCACACGGTCATCCGGGCAAAATTTTGCATAAGGTCCTTGTATCTCCATAAAAAGATTACATAATGTCTCTTCTAATTCAGGCGTCATAATCGGCGGCTTAATACCGAGTTTATCCTTAATAAATGGGATATGCTCATAGTATTTATTATACCCTAATTTTTTGAGAACTTCCTTTGCTTTTGAATTTGTAAATTTCGAAAGAGGTATGCGTTCTTTATTAAGTTGTTGCTTGATATTTTCGAGAACTTCTTCAGGAATTTGCGTAGTTTCTTTTGCTTGAAACTGGGCGAGAATTTCTTTGAAATGGTTAATTCTTTTGTAAGCATAAAAGCATGCTTCTTTAGGCGGTTCTTTATAAGAAGGCTTCTCATTTTCAATAAGGTAGGTAACTTGTTTTGCACATACGTTACATACCATAATACCTTCATGTTCGACAGGAATCATTTCTCCTTTATTACATGATTGACATATATCGGTGGCGTAAATGTAGTCATTGATGTTAATAAAAGTCTGGTCAAGATTTGTAAAAAACTTTTGAACATTATTATCATTTGCACGTGTTAAAGCATTTTCATCAAATGTTTTGTCATTTACTTTAAAGAAGGAATTAAGGATAGTGGTTTTATTTGTCCCATTTGTAATTTCTTTTTTATTTTCAAAATAGTCGAAAATAAATCTGCTGTTATTCAAGTAATAATCTTTAATTTTTTTCTTATTTTTATAAATTTCTTCTTTTATATCGTATAAAGAATCTTGTAACTCTATTTTTTCATTAACATCTGCTATAGTCTCAGGATTATTTAATTTTGTCATTATTTCATTTTTTTTGCGAACTAACGTAGGTAAAACATCACTGTTAATTAAGTTGAACTCTGATTGTAATTCGCGATGAACACTATCCAGCGTCATTATTCTTTTTTTGTCTACAAAAATTTTTTTATTTGTTTTATGTTTAAAAGACGGCATCTATATATATCTATTATATTGTTATAAGTATAACTTTTTTAATATATAATAATTAATAATTATATCTATTTTAGTATTTTTTAATTATATAAATGATTAACTAAACAATTTTTTATTTTTTATAGAAAGTTTATCTCATTTTTATTTTAGGTCGGTGTAATTCCAATTAGTTCCAAATAAACTTCATCGTAATGTTTATATTATTTATATTATTTATATTATTTATAAAATAAAATAAAATAAAATAAAATAAAATAAAATGACCGAAATGAGCTCTAAGTTAAAGACTGGCGACCTTCTTTTATGCGATGACCTTGAATATAAATCGTGGGGGTTACTTAGTTGGGTTATAAAATTTGCGACAAAGAGTGATTTTTCTCATGTTGGTATGATTGTAGTAGATCCAGAATTCACGAATGTTTCATTAAAGGGGACATATGTTTGGACGTCAGGTATTTCTGATGTCCCGGATCCGGAAGATAATACAAAGAAATTTGGTGTTCAGTTTGTTCCGTATGATCATTTTATTACAACATATGGTGGAAAAATATATGTTCGCAGAATAGAATTTGAAAGCATAGAAGAGTATAACAAAATATTTAACTTTGAAAAGTTAAAAGAAATACACAAAGTTGTATACGACAAACCGTATGATATTGTTGTTACTGATTGGATAGAAGCTTATTGTAAAAAGGACCCTCATCCTCAGAAAACATCTAGATTTTTTTGTAGTGCATTTATTGGATATATTTATACAAAGTTAAGCTTATTTGATGAGGGGTTAGACTGGAGTATTCTTTACCCGAGTTATTTTTCTAGTGAGAACAAAACATTTTCTTTGAATCACAACGCAACCTTAACAAAAGAGCACCAAGTAGCAGGTTAAATTACATATAAAATAAAACTATTAAACCATTAAACTATAAAACTATTAAACTATTAAACTATAATGTTTAGGAATTTTTGTAGTGTATAAATTGTAAATTACGAAATATGTAAATATGAATAATGTAAATATGAATAATGTAAATATGAATAATGTTAGGAATGCATTAATGTTTTCTCTATAAAAATAAAATAATGTTATCAAATAATTTAGACGTATGTACTAAAAGTGGTAAAACAGGTTATATAGAAGAAAATGTAGACGATAAAGCATGTAATACTAAATCTAGTTCGAATGTTTTAAAGACAAGTATAAATATAGAGTCATTAGATATTGTGAATATCAAGAGAGAAACATATTACAAAATGAAATTTATTATTAACTCTTTAGAAAAAAACTGGGCTATAAAGAAAAGGAAAACTATATTTTATTTAAAAAATTTAGAAGATTCTACGACGGAGATTATAACAGAAGACTATTTAAATAAACGCATTATTCATAAAATATACAACCGTAGTAATAGTAACAACAATGGTCAAATGCATATGCAAAGTAATACTCCTAGTAATTTAGAAATACTTAAAAAGAAGGAAGATATAATACCATTAAAGGAGGGAATTCATACATTAAAACGTCTGATAGACAATGGTAAACTGGATATAAATGGTGAACAAAAAAATGATATTTACTTGATGATATTTTTGATGAATACTTTAGAAAATGGTTGGAGTATACGAAAAAAGAATGATAACTATGTTTTTAGGAAAAAGCATGAAAAACAAATGGAGATATACTCGGATGAATATTTAGTAAATTTTTTGAAGTCAAATATGAATAACATTATTTAGCGGTATAACGATTTCATGATTTGGTTATTTCACGATTTAATTATTTGTTGATTTTACGATTTCGTGATTTGGTGATGTGTTGAATTTAGGAAAAATGTCAACTGGTTGATTATATTAATTATTAATTATTAATTTATAAAAAGTTAATTAAGATTTTTTATAAAATTTTTTTCTTTAGCAATATTATAATAAACAAAAATGGCAGGAGGTCTTATGCAACTTGTAGCTTACGGCGCCCAAGATGTCTATCTTACGGGCAACCCTCAGATTACCTTTTGGAAGGTGTCTTACAAACGTCACACCAACTTCGCAATGGAGTCTATTGAGCAGACTTTTAACGGTCAGGCCGACTTTGGTCGTCGTGTAACCTGCACCATTTCTCGTAATGGTGATTTGGCTTACCGCACTTACCTTCAGGTTACTCTCCCCGAGATTAACCAGTCCATGAAGGGCACTACCCAGGACGGTGTTTATGCTCGTTGGCTCGATTTCCCCGGTGAGCAGCTGATTTCTCAGGTTGAGGTTGAGATCGGTGGTCAGCGCATTGATCGCCAGTATGGTGACTGGATGCACATCTGGAACAACCTTACTCTTCCCGTTGACCAGCAGCCTGGTTACTATGCTATGGTCGGCAACACCACTGAGTTGACTTTCATCACCGATCCTTCGTTCAACGCCATCGACGGTCCCTGCCAGGCCAACGCCCCTCGTCAGGTTTGCGCTCCCCGCAATGCTCTCCCCGAGACTACCCTCTATGTGCCCTTTCAGTTCTGGTACTGCCGTAACCCCGGTCTTGCCCTTCCCCTCATCGCTCTTCAGTACCATGAGGTCAAGATTAACCTCGATATTCGTCCCATCGATGAGTGCTTGTGGGCCGTCGGCTCTCTCAGCTGCGGTGGCAACAATGCTAACTCTCCCGCTGGTGGCCGTGTCAACACTGCCTACAACCAGTCTCTGGTCGCTGCCTCTCTCTACGTCGACTACGTCTTCTTGGATACTGATGAGCGCAGACGTATGGCTCAGAATCCCCATGAGTACCTTATTGAGCAGCTTCAGTTCACTGGTGATGAGTCTGTCGGTTCTTCTTCCAACAAGATCAAGCTCAACTTTAACCACCCCGTTAAGGAGCTCATTTGGATTGTCCAGCCCGATCAGAACGTTGACTACTGTTCTTCTCTCGACTGCAACCAGCTTCTGTACAGGCTTCTCGGTGCTCAGCCCTTCAACTACACTGATGCTGTCGATGCTCTTCCCAACGCTATCCATGCTTTTGGTGGACAGGATGCTATTGCCCAGACTACTGGCTCCTTCATCGATGGTTCTGGTCTCTTTAATGAGGCCGGCGCTATCGATGTCTCCAATGCTTACTGGTGGCAGCAGGGCCAGGTTCCTGTTAATAATGGTCTCGGCTATGATCAGTCCAACATGGCCCCCGCTGCTGGCGAGCCTGCCTTCTTTCAGAACTCCGGTGTATCTGATGCCGGCACTTTCGTTCTTACCCAGACTTCTCTTCCCCTTCACTGCTGGGGTATGAACCCCGTCGTCACCGCTAAGCTCCAGCTTAACGGCCAGGATCGCTTCTCTGAGCGCGAAGGAACTTACTTCGACCTCGTCCAGCCTTACCAGCACCACACCCGCACTCCCGACACCGGTATCAATGTGTACTCTTTTGCGCTCCGCCCCGAAGAGCACCAACCAAGCGGATCGTGCAACTTCTCCCGCATTGACAATGCTACCCTTCAGCTTGTTCTCTCCAACGCCACCGTTGAGGGCACCAAGACTGCTAAGGTTCGTGTCTATGCTACCAATTACAACGTTCTCCGTATCATGAGTGGTATGGGAGGCCTTGAAGCTACATGCTTAGTTATGATGATGATCATACTAGCTGTGAACAAGGGCCGAAAAGCAGTATGCCATAGTAAAGTGAGCTCTTACTATGGAAAACCATTTATGTCCTCACCATCATCGTTATTGATGATTTGACTAACTGCTAGTGATTCCGACTTGTTGTCGTCGGAGTTGCAACACATCTTGTTGTTCGGGAAACCCCTTAGAGCTTTTTCTACCAAGCTTATCTCCGAAAGGAATAAGTGGCCAAGAGTAATGAACTTGGGTATGGTAATAATGAAAAAGATTGGGCAATCCGCATGCTTACTACCTAAAGACGATATTAATATGCTAGTCTATGGTAGGGCGTCAGAGACTGAACGGATGTGGGTCGTTAATGAAGGTTTAAGCAACCTGAAACGGCTTAAGATACAGTCCTCCCTCTAGGGAAACTTAGGGGAATAAGAGTGCTTACAGCAATTAAATTGCGTGTGCGCTTCACAATTGGAATTACAATTTTATTTTAATATTATTATGTATTTAATAATATGAAAAATTGATTATGTATTAAAGGGTGTCCATACTACGGCAACACATTATACAAAGACAAAATGGATATGAATATTGGTAACACATTTTCATTAAAAGATGCATATATTCGTGATAAATATAAATCCGCAAAAATAGACTTTATACAAGGTCATATTAAAACGATTGGTCGAACATCTAATCAAGAAAAGAACCCATTATGGAAAATCCAAAATGAAAATGGAACCACTATTATAGTTATGTATTGCGAAGTTGATACATTTTGTATATTATGTCCAATAAGTTACCAAAAAATATTAGATTATGAAAAAACGAATAATAAAGGAAATAAAATTACTTGGTATAAAATGTCAAATGGTTATATTTCGTGTCATTTAAATATTCATATTCACCAAGTAATAACAGGATGTATGGGTAATGGTAAAGGAACAAATACTATAAGTGTAGATCATGTTGACAGAGATCCTTTAAACAATTGTTTCGACAATTTAAGAATCGCTACAAGAGAAGAACAGCAAAAAAATAGCAAAGGAACTGCCGACGATGGAACAAAAAGAGAACGGAAATATAACGCAAAAAAATTACCCGATGAAATAACACACGATATGATGAGAAAATATGTTGTATATTACCACGAATGGTTGAATAAAGAACGTACAAAACAGAGAGAGTTTTTTAAAGTGGAGAAACATCCGAAACTACAAAAACCTTGGATTTCTAGCAAGTCATCAAACATATCATTAGTAGATAAACTACTTTCGGCAAATAAGATTGTTACAGATTTAGAAAGCGATATATATCCGTAATATTAAATGTGGTTAATTAACTTTTGCTTATTGATTATTAAAGCAAAAAACAATCTTGCTTTGCCAACTGGCAAATCAAGAACCAATAATGTTTTGCTTTCCCGTGAGAGAAAGCAATAATGTTTTGCTTTCCCGTGAGAGAAAGCAATAATGTTTTGCTCACCCCACCGGGTGAGCAAATAATATACTTACAATTTATTTTTTAAAATAAAAAACTAATTAAACACCGACACAACAATCCTCATTCATTTAACGTCGCATATACTTTTCAATGTCCGCAAAATTCGCGGAGGATAATATTTAATATCATTAGAAACTATATAATTTTCCGTGTAGTGTATATTTTTAGATGATAATAATCCAGTTATACTTACCTCTATAATATTATAATTTATATCATAAACAACCGCAATATAACGAACATTGTTCTTCAATATTTTTAACGTTTCGCGAACAGTATTTTTTGATGTTGGGAATTTCCACGCGCCATTACTAGCCTGCGACAAAGGGCAACTTCCATTCTTGCTACACATTGTTTTCACTTGAACATACGTACCGCAGTAATCACAGCACAAGTCGACTCCTGGATAGTTCATTTGTTTTTTGTTTAAATTTGTCCATGTTATACGACCACATGATTCGCAAGGAATAGTATTGCAAATGAACTCTTCTCCTGCATCCCCGATTGCGTGTTTTGATAATACCTCAAATTCATTAAATAATAATTTATGTTTTGATGCCTTTTGTCTTGGTGCTCTTTTTGTCACTTTTTTTGAACCAATCTGCTTGGTGTTAGTTTTGGCGCTAGTAGAAATACTTGTCATTTTTTCGAAATTTTTATTATATCAAAATAATTTTGATATAATAACTGATTGATTGATATGCCTTTTGCTGATACATACATATAGACATATTTTCCGTTTCAATTTTATAAGTTATAAAATTGAAATGTTTTATATTGTTTAATCTTAACAGTAAAATCAAAATATCGCACCAATGCGCCCTCTCAAACTCGTGAAACCGTTCGACCTTCAGCCGGGAAGGACCTACCTGATTCAAGAAAAAAGACCCGAATATGCACACCAAAAATTCAAAGGCACATTTGTCAAAAATGATTATCCAAAATCTCCCGTTCATTGTACTATAACCCACTTTACAAATGTTATTTGCAGAGGTAATTATAGCTCTTCAGACCTAGGACTTCAAGATATATACTGGAACTATTATGAAGCAGATGCAGTCGCACAGGCATATACAAACATGGTTCTTCGTGACATTATAGGTGACGCGTCGTTTACAATGTAAGATTTAAGAATCAAGAATCACACATCGTGTTCAGAATTCTTATTAAGCATGTTAACAACCTCATAATCTTCAAACATAAACGATGTCAACGTATTACCATTATTAATATCAACTCCAAAATCAAATCCACTCTCCTTGAACCATTCTTTAAATTCATTAAAAGCTGCCCAACGTTTTACGTATCCACCAACCACTAACAATTTCAAAGTATTTTTAATATATTTTTTATCAATCACACAACACTCGCGGCATTCATCGTCGACGACGTGACACTTATCACTACCACTACCACTACCACAAGCTAGTGTTCCAGTCATTAGCAAATATTCAATATCGATATTATCATCAAACCTTTCTTGAAATGTTGCAATGATTCTGTCATATGAAAAATCCTCATTATGTCCTCCGAATCCAAAAAAATTCTCATACTCCCATCTATGAACTTGTTTTATAGGACGATGTAAATATACTACAAAAGGTTTCCCAAAAATAATTACATTAATTTTAGCGGTCAAAACGTCTGTCTCTGCATATGAATTATATTTCTTTTCCCATAGTAAATTAGGATGTTTTTCCAGAAATTTTTTAACAAAATTGTCATACAGCGTTGAAATCATACACCCACTTTCAGTATAATATTTATTTTTCAAATCCCTGAATTTTGTAATAACATCGGTGTATGTAATTGTAACCGCGATAGTAGTAGTAGTGCTTGTTTCCATTTTGTTATCTCGGTGATGTGTTATATAAGTTCTACATAATATGGTTATAATCTTTTTATATAGGTTTGATATATTGATTGAGTATATTGATTGAGTATATTGACTAGCAGTTGTCTATATAATATAATATAGTATTTGTATATATTATAGAGTATGAATAAAACAGCAAAACGGTGTCGTCTTGTAAGAGGTAAAAAAGAAACTTGTTGTATTAATCCAAAACGTGGATACTGGTGTTGGAGTAAAAAAACGAAGAAGCGTATATGGCGTAAAATGAAGCGTACTTGTTGTAGAAAATAATTATATATAAATTATGTAATTAAGTGTAAATAATTATTTTACACACTTGGACATTTAAAATACAAATTTTTAATATGTTATTATAGTAGTATAGTAGTATAGTAGTATAATAATATGGATTATAAATCTACTATTTGCGTATCTACTATTTTTATGTCTAGTATAGTGGATTCAATCAACACTTCAGTTAGTATGAAAATATTTAAAAATAGAGAAGAAGCAGCATTTTCTCACATTTTTAATTCTAAACTGGTTAAAATACCATTAAATACATTTAAGAATGATAATGTCGAAAATTTTTATTCAGTTAAATTACAGAAATCAGCCGTAAAAGCATATCCGTTAACTGATAGACCACGTGGTAAAGAAGATATAAGTAGTGTCAAATATTATCAAAAACAAATACAACAAAAAAAAGAAGTTACACCAGTTTGGATGATACAAAAAAATAAGAAATATATATTATTGGATGGAGCCCACAGAATTGTAGCAAGTTATATAGAAGATGTACCTGTGTATGCCTATATAATTAATATTTAATACTAAATAAAAAGTGTATAAATAAATTACATATTATTACTAAAAAAGTAATAATATATTCTGCGAATTTATTCATTAACCTCATAATGCGTCGCACCTACTTCAAATCTGTCCCCTCACAAACATGCTAATCAACTCGGGTGTCGATGTATCAAATCCAGCCAAATTCAATGTATTCTTGTCCTTCGGATCAGCGATTGTCAGCTGATTCGCCATCATTCCAATCACGATTAGTTTCGCATCGATACCGGTTACTCTGCGATATTCTTCTAGCGCAACTTGAGGATGAACTGTTGGCGCATATGTTTCGCTGTCCGTGTATACGCAAAATACGTCAATCTCAACCCCACTGCGACTATACATTTTAAGCGCCTCCGTCATGGGCAAAGCGCAATCAGTAGCTCCAAAAGGTACATCCGTGGCTTTAATCGCATCCTGGATTGTCATCCCAGGGCGAATCTTCCCATTGAAATTGTAGAATATATTACTGAATCCATATATGTGAACATTCTGTTCCCCTTCGGCGTATAGCGTCATCATCGCCATCGCAACTGAACCTTCACGTGGTGTAATATTTTTTGCACCAGCACACATACCCATCGACATACTTCCGGATACATCCAATCCAATCATAAACCTCTTCCCTGTTGGTGTGATATTTCCAAACGCCTGTCGGAATGTCGTCGAGAGTGCAGTCGTGATGTAAGAATTTACAGGCCATGTCATTGAGCCTAGGTCGCCCTTTCCCTGTGAATACGTCTTCATTCCAACCAGTACTTGAAGTGGGTGAATCCTTGACTCCTTGATATTTTTAGCATCAGTAAGCATTTTAATAATATCCTGCGACCTTGATGATGCAACTCCCACCTGCGACAGTTTCCCGAGATTGCGAACTAGTGCTGTCATTCCCATTCCATTGAGAAGTGCATTCCAGATTTGCGGTGTATTTAGAAGCTCTGTCGGCAAATGTTCACGCTGAATTTTCTTGTTTTGTTCCATGATTGCGACCGCTGTTACTGCATCCTTCTTTTCACCTGTTTTCGATAATTCTACCAATGCCTTCAGAAATCTAGCAGTCGCCACAAGAGGGTCTTCCGCTACTTTTTTCGCTTCTTCTCTTTCTCCTTCTCCTTCTCCACCGCCCTCCGTGACCTTTGTCGTTTCTGGTGTTGGAGCTTGTGCAGGAGTGGGTACGGGTACGGGTACGGGTACATGTACAGGCTCAGGCTCTGTTCCAGAAAGAACATATATCTTATTTATCGTATTGTATAAAATATCTAGTAAAGATTTCGCGGATGATATCGACTTGCCGCCATACCATAGAACCATATTACCAATCGGCGCCACACCCATATCAGCAAGCGTTTTCTTGACACCGTGTAACTGCTCTGTTTCACTGACCATGAGTTTGATGGGTGTACCTACCATTGAGCTTTCTGGGTGGGCTACTTCAAACATAACCGCTATTTTTTTTCCGACTGCAGTAGCAGCTCCACCGCCTCCCATAATTGACCCGATTGCGCTTGTAATCGTTTTCATAAATCCTTTGCCTTCACTTGCCCCATCTTTATTAGGTGTTTGCGTTGGTGTTGGAATCTCCATAAGTCGTTTCAGAAATTCAGTCCTCTCCATTTTTGCAGGCAGTGTTGTCGCCATGACTCCTTTCGCCGGATTCGCCATAATCGTGCGCTCAGGTTTGTCCTTCTTCATAATCCACTCCAATACAAGACGCCCACCATCATCTTTCATTTGTGCAGGATTGATGTGAAGCAGTGAAATCAAATCCTCATGCGTCCATCCCTCGCGATTTTTATACTTTGTCACCAGAACAGCCAGCTCTAATCCTCCGCGCGACGTATAGTATTCTGTCAATGCGCGACGAACACCTTTGCCGAAACCCTTACCCGGTTTTGCCTTGTCTTGCGAAATGTCGCGAATATATTGTACCAACATGAAGAGATGGGTGGGAATACGACATACCTGCCCAATAGCATCAAGCGCCTGTGCCTTGCATTTATTATCGGGTGGAAACACAATCGCCGCCGCAAGTGACATCATCGTCATCTCCTGTTTTGGCGCCCTTGCATTCACAGATACATCCACGATATCCCGAATCAAATGCTCACATGTAGCCGGCGATAAAATAGCCGACATAATACACTTCGAAATCGTAGTAGCAATTGCGCCACCACATTGATAGAAGCTTCCATTATCCGATTTGCTTCCAATAATCAAGTATCGCATCCATTCTTGCTCAAGGGGGAGAGCAAACGAATATCCGCCTGCATTATTTGCGATTTGTCCAGGTAGTCCAATAGTTTGCGGAATTTTAATACGTGTAGCTGGATTATTTTGCGCTGACATTGCAGTCTTCATCTTTGAACCACCGCTTGCACCTGCCTTACCTTTTCCACCATTATTGCTTTTGCTTTTGCTCTTTCCGGCCATTGAAGACGATGTTTTTGAGACGATTGAGTTTTGTGTGCTTATTTAATATGTAGTCTTTTATTTATATCAATTTTCTATATTATATATTATATATTATATATTGGCCCGCCTTGAAATGCAGTATCCTACACAAAAAAGTAAAATGACACATGCTGATATTATGAGAACAATATATGCTATAGTTGTAGTATTTATAACAGATAAGTTCATGGTATTATAGTATTTTTATGTTATATTTTTATGTTATATTTTTATGTTATATTATTATAATATTATACTATTATGATAATATTCTTATATTCTAATATTCTGATATTCTAATATTCTAATATTATGATATTCTGATATTCTGATATTCTAATATTCTGATATTCTAATATTCTAATATTATGATATTCTGATATTCTGATATTCTAATATTCTGATATTAAAATTTACATTTATATATATTGTATCTTAAATCCCAATTTTTTCTATACTCGCTAAGAATAAGTCCATTATTTCTATGGAAATCTGTATCAGCGTGTCCACTAGATGGAGTCATCCAGTTACCATACAACTGTTTTAAATATAGTCCTGGGTCTATTGGAACAGGATATAAAGTGTTACCTATTGCACCTACAGATAGTATTGGAAATGCCGGGTTAGTATAAATATCACAATAATAATCTGGGCTTTCATTTTCCAAATAAACGGATATAAAATTACCACTCGGATAATCAGGAAAGCCTTTATGTTTTCTTTTCAAAACTACACCATATTTTGAGTAGTCTATCTCAATTAGTTGTTCCCATCGCGATAAATGTATTGTTATATCTATGTCAGTATCATGTGATAGTAATCTTCCTTCGCGAATACAACCCAATAGGGTACCGCAATCCAGATAAAATGGAATTTGTTTATCATCTAACATAGCACATACGGTGTCTAATAATTTATAAAAAACATTCATTTTTTTTACCGTTTCAGGAGAAATATTAGTGTTCTTATTATTGGTTATATATTGAGGAGAATTAGTATTTGGATTTTGGGTATTATTTACTAAACCAAAAATATTTTTTAACATTTGTTTTTGACTTTAGTTATATAAACTATAAACTATAAATTATAAATATAAATTAAAAATGAGAATTAAATTTATTTTTATAGAATAATAACAATAATAATTCTAAATATTGAAATAGAAATGGAAGCTGAACCAGCAAAAGTTGAAAATAAAGAAATGCTAAATGAAAAGTCTTTTACTAAAAAACGAAATAGAAAACATAGTGCTCAAACATTGCCTGTTGGTTTAGAGCATCATATGATGAAAAAGTATGTTGTATATTATCGAGAGTGGATAGATAGGTCACATACAAAAGAGCGTGAATATTTTAAAATAGAAAAGCATCCCGATTTACCTAAATCATGGACTTCGAGTAAATCTGGTAAAGTGAAACTAAGCGATAAACTAGCTGAGGCTAACAAAATTATAGAAGATTTAGAAAAAAAGAGGAAGGAAGAATTAGATAAAGAAAAACAAAATGAAAACC